ACTGTTTTTGTACCAGCACCAGATACTATATCATTTTCACTAAATATTCTATCTACCATATCTATTGTAACTGACAAGGCAGAAACAACTGGTGTTACTGTATCGTTTTTGGATTTCATAATCAATCTAAACTTATAATACCTAGCTGTATAATCACCAATGACAAAGTTTTGAAATGCTGTGAATGTAGAATTATCATCTGATAAAGCTATTTGTAAGAAACTAGACTCAAATGCTGGTGCATCTCCGTCAAATGAACCACTCGCATCATCAAAGTTACCTGATCTTGCATCAAATAAATCTGTAGTATCTTCTGAAAACTGCGTAATACTAGCAGTAACCCTAGATGTATGTCTAGCACCAATATCAATTACAGAAGCAAAATCATACGTTCCGTCTTGTCTTAAGTCTGTAAGTTTAATCTGGTCATTTTCTAATGTGATGTTTGTTTTAGTTCCACCAAAAGTAGGGGATTCTGTTTGTGTAGCCACAGCATTAAAATTACCTACCGCATCAACTGTAGTTGCTATAATAGCGGCATTGATACTAAAGTTACCAAGTTTATCTACTGCTTTGATTAAATATGAACCCACCCTAGCTGGAACAGATATTGAAGTTGCTGGTCTTGATACTTTATCAACTAATGAAACTGAGTTGTTCCATTCCGCACCAGTTGTTAATGTACTAAATCTAATTTGATAATGTGATAAATCTAAATCAGGCACTTCTGTCCAAGACAAATGTGCTTCTGATCCAATAACATTACAAGCAAAGTCCTCACAATCACTAGGTGGATCAGTTGATCCAACAATGGTATGTTGTCCTGTTACATAGCTAGATGATACGCCTAAAGTATTAACCGCTTTAACTCTTACATCATAAGTTAATGTTTCTCTAACATTCAAAACTCTATGAACTAAAATATCACCTTGTGCATATACAATAAAATCTGAGTCTGTACTTAGTTTGTATTCTACTTGGTAATAATCTACGAAAGCATCAGGTGATGCACCTATAGTAATATCTAATGCTACAAGTGGTGTTTCGTTATATTGAATTAAAGTATCACCAAGAGTTAATGTTGGTGCTTGAACTGTATTAGGATTAGGTAGTGTTGTATCAGCAATTGTTGGTGCTTGTCCTTTAGTTGCCCAAGTATAAAATGAATCTTGATGCTCTGTTAATTGTACTGTTACAGTTAAGTCTGCGTTAATTGTTAATCCAATAACTCTAAATGGTTTAGCAGAAAAAGAAGCTGTTTGATAAGTGATGTTTAAAATATCTCCAACAGTTAAATCTAAGAACTCTGATGTTAATGTAAGTTCTACAGCTAAAGCATTTCTTGATCTTCTTAAAATAATCTCACAAAGTTCTTCTGCTTGATAAGGCGAAGTTACTGCTGGAAAATCAAAGTTACCTAATAACTCTGTTTCATTGTCTGCTGTTTTCATTGTTGCAAATTGATCTGCACTAGGTAAGCCTGAATCATCTGCTGGTGGAAATGAAACTGTATCTTCTTGAAAGTTCTTATCAGGATTTACAAATGTACCTATAACTCTATTGTATTTATTATTCTTTGTTTCTCCATTAATCTTAATACCACCAATAACATTGTCAGATGTAACTGTGTAAGTAGCTGTGCCTGTACCCTCTATAAGTAATTTATAAACTCCATCATTGTAAGTAAATATTCCTCGCATTGGATTGATAAGTTTCTTTACGTTATCAATTAGCTTTTGTGATGTATCTATAACTGCATGGGTTTCAAATAGGTTTATATCTGATGCACCAGAATATGGTTCTACTTGTGTTTCACAAACATCAGCCGCAGTATCAAAAGAAGTAAAGTTTGTTTCAAATGCACTATCAGGTAATCCTTTACCATATCTATCATTTCTTAAATAATCTAATAAGCATAAAGCTGGGTTATTAGAATAAGCAGTTGTAGCTGTTCTTGGATCATAAACTTTTTTACCTTTAAGTTTTACTTTAATATTTGGTAAGCCAGAAAATATATCTTGATTCCACTTAAATCTAAAAGCTAGATAAGCAACTCCTCTTAGTCTATGATTAGAACCCCAGTTAGTTGAGTTAGATAAAATATCTGAAGCTGTTTGCCCGTCTTTACCTAAGAATGTTTCTACCTGAATAAAAGATTCACCATCTTTATAAAAATTAGTATCTGAACTATCTACTTCTCTTGTTGCATGATGAGTTAATGCACCAGACCAAGTAACAGCTTTATCATCTATTTGTATTTCTTCTATTGAGTTTATTTCACCTTCACATAATACACCAGCAACATATAAATATTGATTGTCTGTTCCTGATGACTCTACAAATACTCTTGTAATGCCAACTTGTCTTTCTCCATAGACCACAGGGATTTGTGCATTGTTAGATGATTTATTAAGTAATACACCTTGTGCCTGTTCTGCTTCTTGTATATCAAATTCTGGTAAATCAACTTTTGGTCTTAACCAACTAATAGCTTTTGTAGCAACAGCACCTAAAACAATACCACCAATAATCTTAGCGGCTGTTGTTTTAAATATTTGTTTAGCTATGACACTACCAATTACACTACCCATTATAACCAACTCTCTCTTGTATGAATTTTAACAATGTTTCTTATCTCACTATCATTATCTACTCTTAACCAATTAATAGGTTTTCCAGCACCATAAATTTCAGCAAAATATCTTTTAGTCCATTTCATCATTTGTTTTAAATGACGTTTACAAATTGTTTCTATATGCCAGATATGATTGCCGCATAACCATTCATTTTCTTTTAACCAACCTTCTTTTTTAAATCTTTTTTGTACTTCATCAGATAAGAAAGCCCAGTTTGTAAAACCTATAACTTCATCACCATCATAATGAATTTTGCATTGTTTTAGTTTCATTGATGGCATTAAATATAATCTTAACTCTGCATCAGGTATGTGATCGTATTTAGGATAGCGTCTGTAAAGATTAACTATATCTTGCATTACTTTCTACCCCATTTAATATCTTGAACTGATTGTGATGAAAAATCAAAACCTACATCACCGCTAAAGAATAGTTCTTGTGAATTTGTATTTGTCTTTCTACCTTTTTCTTTTTCAAAGTCTGACCAATGTGATGCAATAGAAACAGATACTTGTGAACTCTTAGCGTCCTCATCAATAGCAAATGATTCTATTCTTCCTTTAAATAATAAAAATGGATCAGCAATAAGTGATTGTGATGAATCTAAGAAACCTTTGTGTATTTCTGCTTCTTTATCCATATAATCATTATTAAGTAACAAAGATATAATAGTTTGATCTGCACCAGTAAAAGCAATCGTAATACTATCTACTGCTACATCATTAGACTCAGATACTTCTGATACTCCTAATAATAAAGATGATGATGTGTAAGTATTAGAATCGTAACTAATATCTTTATAATGGTCTGTGTATCTGCTTCCACTTGCTATTCCTAAATAAACTAATGTAACTGGATTAAGTTTGTTTGTAGCCAGTTCTGTTTTAACTGCACTCGTTAAACTTCTAGCCATTACAATACCTCAACTACATCTAATTCGTATGCGTAAAGATTTGTTGTTCCAATGTTATATTCTTGAATATCATTTGTAAGTGATACAGTAAAAGGAACATCATCATAAGTTATATCTGTACTTGATACTGCTGTTCTAAGTGGTGGTTCAATCGTAAGTGATCCAGTAGATATATCTGATTGATCTGCAACAACCATATAAACTTTATCGTGATTAGCAAACTTAATATAATCTCCAGCTTTTAAAGTTCCTGTTCCTGATCCACCTAAAGTAATTGATGTATCTCCAGCACTTGCAGTTCCGTTTGGTGTACCTGATGCTGTGCCAAGTGCATCTGATTCAGTTGGTGGTATTACAGTAAATGATTCTAATTGTGATCTTTGTTTCATAATAAATGCTTTGATTGGTGCAAACTCTGTTCTTGTCATTGGTGGATATGATAATGTGATAGTAAATCTTTGTCCGTCAATTTGTCTAGCTTGTTTTCTTCCTGATGAAGTTACACTCACTATTGTGTTTTGTCTTGATGTGATGTTTGCTGATCTTGCAACAGGTGTTGTAGGTAATTGTCCACTCATATTATACTAATGCTTTTCTTCCTTGTTGGTTTAATGCTTGATTAACTAAATTAGTAATTGTTGATCTATTTTCAATTAACAATTCTTGTACTCCTCTAACATCTACAGCATTTATATTAAATGTAATATTTGCACCCATTCCTAAATCTTCATTTTTAATTATTCTTCCATCTGTATTAGGTACAAATAACTCTCTACCACGTTCTCCAACTAAAGCTGGTTGTCCAGCCTTAATATTTCCACCTTCTGCAAATGGTGAAATAACACTTGTATCAATACCTGTAGATGTAACTGTGCCAAATACTCTACCTAAGAAACTTGTGACTCCACTTACTCTTGCTAATAAAGACATAGTTTTCATTAAACCTAATTGCTTTGTAAGTTCTGCTGTTTTTCTTTTCTCTAATCCTACTTCAATTAACAATAATATTCTTCTTTCAATCATTCTTGAAATTACATTGACTAAAATTCTTTGTGCTAATTGTCTAAAAGAATCATTTAAATTTTTACCAAGAACAACTGCTTCTGCTATACCTTGTGATACACCTTTAACACCAACATTTACTTGTTTAACTATTTCAGTTGATAAACTAAACTTTTGATTTTGTTGTTGTATCTTTTCAAGAGTTTCTTCAGCTAATGTTTTTGTTTTAATTAAATT